AGCAAACATGGGATCATGAGCACACCGAACCAACCAACATAAAGACGGTTGTTAGTAGAAGTTACCCAGTCACAAAACTGGTCCCAGGCATTCTTCTGCTGTAAAGCAATTGTTGCAGTCATTTAAGTTTGTCTAGGAAAGAATAAGAATATCTCTCCCTATTACCCTTGATCCCCCAGCCCAGCCAGTAGTAGGCTGAGTTCATGTAATAGGGGAGTTGTTGGTAAGGAGTCTGAAATTCAGCAAGCTCAGCACGGAACTTAAGCTCGTTAATCATGTAACGGGTTTGACCTTTCAGACTACTAGGATCACACCCGTATTTTTTACAAAACCTGCCGAGCCCATGATAACGACTCGGCGTGGTCCACTGGATTAAACCGTACCCACCACGAAGGCAGCGATCGTAAGGAACGATAGCACCACCCTCGCAGACATTGGAACGGAAGTTTGATTCCTGTTGAATGTTACCCATGATGACCGCCAGGGCAACAGGGTCTGTAATATCCGCTTTAACTTGCAGTTGTTCTAGAACGTATTGTTGCGCTGGGGTACATTGGGGACATTCAATCATAATAATCAGAAGCTATATTTCAAACCGGCTTTGGTGCCGTAGCTATTCACACTGTCAAAGGCTGCTGAGATCTCACCGTACACGGAGAGTTTCTCAGTCACGCCGACACCACCACCGACTTTAGCGGTAAGAATGGTCTCAGCTTCGCCCCCGTCGGGACTGATGATGGCAGGACCACCCTGGAGATACCAGGCGGCAGAACCTTCAGAACCTTCCACGCCAAGGTGAAAATCTGTAGTAGTGCCGGTGTAGTCCGAACCGGTGAACCCGGAGTTCGCTTCAACATTAACATAAGGAGCAGCGAAAGCAGGTGCAGCCATCAGTGCGACGGCGGGGAGGATAGCAAGAGTTTTCATTTCTTAATTTTGAGTTTGTTCTTTTTGGATTTAGGGAAGCCAGCCTTCATGTTGGCATATGCCTTAGGGCTGACAGTTGAGTTCTTTTTAGAGCGAGAAGTACCAGCCTTCTTGCGCTTGTTGATGTTTTCGTAGAGGCTCATGTTAGCATTTCCATTTACGTAGAGCAAGGGCTTTACGGGTAGGACGCCCCTTCTCATCTTTCATTGGTCCCTTCACACCAGACATCCTGGCGCAGAAGGAACGAAGAGTCTGCGGCCGTGAAAGCCTCACTCCCAAGGCGCTTTTCTGCTGAGAACGCGCGCCACGCGGGGGTCGTAGTGGCCTGGCTGCTCCAGGCGGCTGGCCAGGGCGTCGAAGGCCTCTGCCGGCAGGACGACGAGCTCGCCCTCTGGGCGGTGAGGGGCTGTGCCCGCCTGGCTTTGGAGGGGATGGTTCCCCGCTGGGTCTGCTGTTGCAGCTCCTTTGTAGGAGGTGCCACACTTGGCTTTGTACATTACCAGATACCAGGAATGATTTGTCCAGTTAGTGCATAAGCGCCAAAAGCAGCCATGATGCCAAGCATAGCAAGGCGACCGTTGAGCTGCTCAGCGCGTTCGTTATGTGGAACACCGTAGGGATGGTCAGTCATAATAAGGGGTGGTTCTTTAGCCCAGATGTTTGTGTCGTTCATTAAAAATTAAGTTCAGATCGAGCAAGCTTTTCCATAACATCGTTACGGTAAGCCGGGTCTTTGTCGTAGCGAGTGTCGTTCATGGCTCGCACCAGCTCAGCTTGACTTCTAAACACGTCGTTGCTGCGAGCTGCCTTGCCTGACAGCATCTCACCTTCATAACCCATTGCGTCGTCATACCTCGATTTTAGTGCCTGGATAGCAAATCCAATGGCGGACTTGTTACCAGAATCAATTACGTTGTTAAAGGCGTCAACCTCATCTGGAGAGAAGTTGCTACCCGCCCATTCAATCAGGCTGTTGTACTGGTTTTCACCGCCAACAGAATTCTTGATCTGGTTAATCTCGCTATCACTGAGGTCAGCAGTAGAACCAGAACGGTTTGTAGCCTCAGGGTTTTGTTTTTGAAAACGGATGTAAGCATCAACCAGTTCCTTGGAGGACATCTTAGAAAACTCTTCCAAGGTCTCTGCACTGATTTCACCCGTTTCAAAATACTCGTTGTTAGCTTGTACCAGAGTGTTAATCTGAGCATCAGGTTCAGACTCAGATTCTTTAGTTGGTTCAGACTCAACCTCTTCCCCAACATCTTCAGAGTCTTCGGTTTCGCCTTTACCTAACTTTCGTTGTAGCTCAATATACGCCTTTTCAAGTTCCTGAGCATCTTTGTATTTGCCTGCAAGCAAACCTTCTTGTTGCTCAGCGAGAGCTTCACCGATAGCAAGTGCTTCAGCTTCAGCTGCGTCTACTCGGGCAATAGCTTGAGGATCCGTACTCGGATCATAAGTTAGAATTTCAGCCATGTAAGTTTATTGTGGTGGTTGTGGTGCTCCCATTTGTTGCATCATCTGTGCCATAGCCGTGTCATCTTGAAGCTGTGGATTCTTAGATGGATCCATAGCCGGAGACTTCATTAGCTGTGGCAGTTGTTGCATCATAGCCATGCGCTGTTGCTGCTCCTGAGCACCTTGTTCTTCCTGTTGACGGTCTTCGACAGACTTGACCAGGTTGAGAACATCGATACCTTGAGCAGCTGCCAGACGTTTGATAGCCTCATCAGCGTTGATGAACTTCATCAGTGCCTCAGGACCAAGAGTCTGTGCAACAGTTTGAATGAACGCAGTCAAAGACTCTCTGTCTTGACCACGCCCAAGAGCATTGATACCAGCAACAATAGTTGGTTCAACAAGTTTCTTAGGAATCCTAGGGAGTTGACCGTTGCGCTGCAGTACCAGCATCTTACGATTCAGGTAGGGCAGCAGGAACTCAACAGTCAGCAAGGAGAATAGACCGCCAAGCTGTTGTTCAAGTTCGAGTTGAGTGAGACGAACCTCTTCGGCTGTCACACGTTCTGCCTGACGGACATTCATCACAAGGAATGCATCCGACAGACGCTTCTCAAGAGTTTGAGTCAGGTTAGCAGCGGTTTGGAAGTCAGCAGTTTTACCGACTTGAACCACCTGCACATCTTCAGCACGACCTTGAACGATCGCACCATTGCCTGCCTTCGCCAGCGTCTGCGGTTTGGTCATGCTTGAGGGTGATACCAGGAACAAGACCTTAGCGGCTGCTGCAGAGCCTTCTACGAGTGCCTGAGCGAGTGCGTTGAGTGACTTGAAATCACCCAAGAATTCTTCGACACGTCCACGTCCGTAGCTCTCACCGTCCACAGAGTTGAACCTGAGGACCAGCCAAGGGCTAGCATCTTTGGGTGCCTTGCTTTCAGTACCAGGTACAACCTTGTCGAAAGCTTCTTGATGCCACAACCAACGGTTGTTATCAAGTCGAACGTGAGTGTAGATCTCCACGTCATCCCCGTGCAAACCGGGGGTAGTAACTGAGGTCTGTTGATCACGCTTGGTTGCCAGAGCGGCAATCTCAGGCGGCAACAGCTTCTTGCTAATCAGCTCTTTGGTAACGATTTCAACTACTTCGCCGTTACCGTCGCGCTCTACCACGTAGCGGTTTAATGGATAATGCTTCAACCCCGCCTTACCCATGTAGATCAGAGCGTTACCACCGACCACAAGATGCTTGAGTGCTTGGTGAACGGTTACCCGGTCACTGGAAGCGGCGATGGAATCCATCACCATACGCTCAATCTTAGCGAAGCTCAGGTCTAGTTCAGACCGAACCTCTGCGGGCAGCTCAGTGCCCAGCATCTCGTCTTTAATCTGCAGCTTGAAGAACGTGGTTTGAGGTGGTAGGAGAGCCAGCATCAGTTTCGATGCAAGCGTAACTACCGCCTTTGCCCCCACGCTTTGCCAAGGGGTCTGCAGAGTTTTGAAGGTGGGGCGATACTCGTCCCGTACAATAAGGTAAGGAAGCGTAAGTTCAGAGCATTCAACCGCAAGGTCAAGATAGTGCTGACGGTTGCTAGTTAGGTGATCGTACCTTGCTTTGGCTTTAGCTTCCATAGTTTTAGCCGCTCACAGTGCCGCCGGGAGTACCGGAGGGGTTACCGGTGGAGGGAGCATTGAGTGTAACTTTCATTCCTTCAAGTCCACTTTCTTGAATTTCCCGTTCTTTCTTAGCCAGCTTTACAGCTTTCTCGTCGCCAACTTTAGCTTCTGTGGGTGTCGGTGCCTGCGCTGGCATAATTTGGGGGGCAGCAGCCGACACGATTTTTGGTGCCATACACATGTTAGGAATCCTCGTCGGATAGTCGTGAATAAACCCAATCAACTACATCACGTTGACCTGCCCGATACATGATCGTGTTTAGGTCTTCGTTGATAGTTGGGTTGGTAAGGGGGAAACGTTCTTGCAATTCCTCAAGAAGTCGTTCTACAGTAAGCCCAAACTCAGGCATACTGGGGTAGGTTGGGGTTCGCATGTTCGAAAAACGCTGGCATCCTGCCTCGCTTAGTTTCGGCAAGTTCAGGTGCCCTGCCCTCATACATCAAACGATCGCTAGAATCCAGCCAAAATTTTTTGTTTAGATATTTATTTGGGTTGTTAGCCTTAAGCGGCTGCATCACCCAATTGATAGTTGCCTTGCGGAGCTTATCGAGAGAAGGACTATAATCGAGCCCAAGCTCACGACACACCAGGCTATTTGTAGCAACGTGGACTTGTTCATCCCGAGAGATGTCAGCACTTACGGTTCGGAGACCAGCGTCACCAGTGAAACGGAAAAAGGGGAGGAGCACGAAGAAAATTGCACGTTCGGCAACCAGTGCCTTGAGGATCGTGTGATCTGGATGCGCAATCCAAGCGTCTCGCAGCCTTTTGGCTTCCTCCTCAGCCACCGGATCAACGCCGAGAGCGTTGGCGATATAACCCAGTGCGAGGTCGTGGTTTTCCTCATCTTTAACGTTCGATTGTAGGAGTGCCACACTTGTTTTCGGAACTTCATTTTTTAGAGCATCGGTAATAAAGTCACCGACTGGGAGTTCCATATGGCGGATTGCCAAGGCACGGTAGATAGTTTCTTCCGCGCCTTCAACAAGTTTACCAGCGGTGGTTTGGACAGGAGTCCATGTACGTTTACGTGAGAGTAGTTTGTCGTAAGGGTTCATTCGCCGCAATTACAATCAGGAGCAGGGTCATTAAGAAGCGACTCCAGGTAATCGTCAACCTCAGACTCGTCCAGTGCGGCATAGGCGCTGGTCTTGTCTTGGGTATCACCCATTACCTGAAGCGAATAGTAGAGACTAGTCTGGTCAGATGCCAGCCAGTCTTCAATAAACGCTTCGTCATAGGTGATCACATCAGACCAACTATTGA